GATATCCCCGTTTTTTGTATTTACATAATTCAAAACAAACTTATCTATGGACAACAATTTACCCCATAGCAGCCATTACGCAACAATCTCATTTGATCTGGAAGATCCCGAAGCGGAAAAGAAATTGAAAAGAATGCTTAATGTTGACGATTACATCTCTGTACTCTTTAATTTTAAAACCGATGTCCTTCGAAAGTATTTTAAATACGAAGAAGGTAATAAAGTCCGGTTTAAACCTCGGGGAGCGACCGAATATAAAGAGATTGAGCTTGATTACGACACGATGGAATATATCGAGGATATCTTCTATTCACTAATGGCAGAGTACGAAATCAATCTCGACAAACTTACCTATTAGCGGTTTGAACATATTTATATAGCATAATATTTCATATCTTTACGTTCAAAATATTTCGTTTTAACGCACGCCACCATGAACAGAATAAAGGAAGTGCTTGAAGAAAAAGGGATTAAACAAACATGGCTAGCCGAACGGTTGGGCAAAAGTTTCAGTATCGTAAATGCGTACGTATGTAACCGACGCCAACCCAGCCTGGAATTGCTATTCGAAATAGCTAGGTTACTACAAGTAGATGTGAAGGATTTAATTGCTAGTGAGGTTAAATAATGAAATTTCGCATTGTGACATTCCGAACGATGAATAAATAATCCATATGAATAAACAACAACTTGCATCAAAGATTTGGGCATCTGCAAATAAGATGCGCTCTAAAATAGAGGCGAATGATTATAAAGACTACATTCTTGGTTTTATTTTCTATAAATTTTTGTCCGACAAAGAGGAGGCTTATTTAAAAAGTAACGATTGGACAGAAGAGGCATTGAAGAAGCTGACGGAAGAAGATGCGGATGCGATCGAGTTTTGCCAAAAGAACTTGGGTTACTTTATTTCATACGAAAATCTATTCTCTACTTGGTTAGGCAAGGGCAAAGACTTTGGTGTTGCTAACGTGCGTGATGCGATCTCGGCATTTAACCGTCTGATTAGTGAAAACTACAAACAAATTTTTGAAAATATCTTCGATACTCTCCAGACCGGCCTTAGTAAATTAGGGGATAGTGCAGGCTCCCAAACCAAGGCCATTAATGATTTGATTCAGTTAATTAAAGATATACCTACCAATGGTAATCAAGACTATGATGTTTTAGGCTTTATCTATGAATATTTGATTGGCAACTTTGCCGCCAATGCCGGAAAGAAAGCCGGGGAATTCTATACGCCGCACGAAGTGGCGATTTTGATGTCAGAGATAGTAGCTAACCATCTTAAAGACAAAGAAAAAATTGAGATATATGACCCTACGAGTGGTTCTGGGTCGTTACTTATCAATATCGGCCGGTCAGTTGCAAAACATATTAGCAATAAAGATAATATCAAATATTACGCACAGGAGCTTAAGGAGAATACATACAATTTGACCCGTATGAATCTGGTGATGCGTAACATTTTGCCGGATAATATCCTAACACGAAATGCCGACACGCTCGAAGAAGACTGGCCATATTTCGACGACACAGACCCTGAGAGAACTTATAATCTAGTTTATGTAGACGCTGTGGTTTCTAATCCGCCTTATTCTCAGAACTGGGATTCTGAAAATAAAGAATTTGACCCGCGATATGAACGCTTTGGGTTAGCGCCAAAAGGTAAGGCTGATTACGCATTTTTGTTACATGACCTGTACCACGTCAAGCCGAATGGAATAATGGCCATCATTTTACCTCATGGGGTGCTGTTTCGTGGTGGAGAGGAGGAAAAAATCCGCAGAAACTTGATTGAGGAAAACCATATTGATGCGATTATTGGGCTTCCTGCAAATATATTCTTTGGCACGGGCATCCCAACTATCATTATGATCCTGCGCCAAAAGCGAGAGAATACAGATGTATTGATTGTAGATGCATCAAAGGGTTTCGTGAAGGAGGGCAAGAACAATAGGCTGCGTGCTCGCGATATTAAAAAAATAACCGATGCGGTGATTAATCGTACGGACGAGCCGAAGTTTTCTCGCAAAGTAGAACGTGATGAGATACGAAAGAATGAATACAATCTAAACATTCCTCGTTATGTAGACTCTTCGGACGATGCGGAGTCGTGGGATATCTATGCTTCGATGTTCGGAGGTATTCCGAATTCGGAAATTGATGGATTGTCTAAATTTTGGGACGCATTCCCATCGTTGAGAAATCAAATATTTAAGAGCGATGATACGCCTTATTCGTCCTTGGCCGTAGAAGATATAAAACAGACAATCACCGACAATGTCGATGTGAAAAGTTTTATCAGCCAATTCAATGGTGCGTTCTCTGATTTTTCGTCATACCTATATCGTGAGTTGATCGAAAATATGTTGACGGTCAAGGTAGCACAAGAAGAAAACCAGATTAGTGAGGATATTTTCCGTTGCTTGACTAATATACCTTTGATTGACAAATACCAAGCTTACCAAGTGTTAGATGACCAATGGTCTAAAACAGCAACCGATTTGGAAGTTATCCAGACCGAAGGTTTTGAGGCTACTCGCAAAGTAGATCCCAATATGGTGATTAAGAAAAAAGACGGTAAGGATGTCGAGGTGCAAGATGGATGGATTGGGCGCGTGATTCCGTTTGAGTTGGTACAGCAAACTTTATTGAAAAAAAGAACTGGATGAACTCAAGCAAAAGGAGGCAGAACTGGAGGCCGTTGTTGCTCAATACCCCGAAATCATAGACGAGATGAGTGAGGAGGAGAAAGAGGGTGACTATCTGAACGATGATAATACCGCTTTTGTTCCTGCCAAGGTAAAAGCTTACTGTAAAGATGCTAATATCTTCGGGTATGATAATGAGCTTACTACGAAGATAAAGCGTGTACATACGCTTATCGAAAAAGAGAAGAAACTGAGAAAAGAGGTTAAGGAAAAGACCTGGGCATTGCATATGCTGACCAAGGAGACTATCGAAGGACTTTCAGACGAAAATGTACTTATGCTCCTCGACCTTAAATGGATTCAGCCGTTGTGTAGCTCATTGGCAGTGCTTCCTGTAGGAGTTATCAACGACTTGGTTGGGCGCACGAAGGTTCTTGCGGAGAAATATGCAGTTACTTATGTCGAGTTAGAGTCCCAAATTCGGGAATCGGAAAAGGCTCTCTCTGCACTTATTGACGATTTAGAGGGCAATGAGTTCGATATGCTTGGTCTTCGTGAATTTCAAAAATTATTAGGAGCGGATGACAATGGAAAATAAGAAAAGCGCTCCTGCTATCCGATTTAAACGGTTTACTGGCAACTGGAGATCGAAGAGGTTTGATAAAACTTTTTCGATGCTTTGCAATAACACATTATCTCGTGCAGCTTTGAGCTACGAGAAAGGCTCCACAAAGAACGTACACTATGGTGATGTTCTTATTAAATTCGGAGAATACACAGATGTTACTCGTGAGGATATCCCATATATCTCAGATGATAAAATAGCAGATAAATATATAACTTCACGACTACAAGATGGTGATATTGTATTTGCGGACACAGCGGAAGATGCTACGGCAGGTAAATGTACAGAGTTGTTTAACGTACAACAACAGCCTATTATATCAGGACTTCATACTATACCGTGTCGTCCTTTATTCCCGTTCTCAACGAGCTATCTTGGCTATTTCTTGAACTCATCTGCATATCACAATCAATTATTACCACTGATGCAGGGGACAAAAGTGGTAGGGATTTCAAAAACAGCAATAAAAGATACATGTGTTTCTTTTCCAGAGGATGCAGACGAGCAGAGGGCAATAGGCAATTATTTTCAGGATATTGATAAGCTTATAAATACAAGTCAGACGAAACTTGACAAGCTAAAAAATATCAAGAAGGCATGTCTTGAAAAGATGTTTTCACGCAAGGGATCAAATACTCCAGAACTTCGATTTAAGGGTTTCAAGAAAACGTGGAAAGAGAAGAAGCTGGAAGATATTGTTGATGTTAGAAGTGGAAGAGATTACAAACACTTAGTTGACGGTAATATACCTGTATATGGAACAGGTGGCTATATGTTAAGCGTTAATGCCGCCCTGTCATATGACGAGAATGCTGTAGGGATTGGAAGAAAAGGAACCATAGATAAACCATATATTCTATATGCCCCGTTTTGGACTGTAGATACATTATTTTATGCTGTACCAAGAAAAAACAATGACTTAAACTTTATATATAATTTGTTTCAGCAAGTTGATTGGCGAAAGAAGGATGAATCAACAGGAGTCCCTAGTTTATCCAAAGTAGCTATTAATTCTATTGTCATTAACACAGCAGGTTATACTGAACAACAAATAATAGGTGTTTTTTCTAAAAATTCTTCTATAATCTGCTGAATAGCTTAAAATGAGCGATTTATAAGTGTTCAACCTCAATAGAGGTAATGATTTGGCAATAGTCACAACTTCTGCAATATGCATATGTTTGCTTTGCCTAACAACTCTTTACAGTTGCAAAAATACAAAATAAAAATGAAACCACACTATGTTGGTGCAAAAAAACAATAGTCATAAAACAAAGATTAACTTCGCCTTATGACTATTGTTGTCCACATTAAACTTATTTATCATTTAATTGGTTCCGCATGCACATAGTATTCACTGTTTATAGGGTCTTCCCCGTCAGTTTTAAGTATCAGTACCATGCGAGAATGTTTTGTACGCCAATATGCTTTAATATCAGCATCTTCGGGTAGTGCCTTAAACGTTTTACACAGCGAAGCCTTTTCTGTTTCTTTTATAGTACTATGTGCTTCATAGTACTGGTCCATAATCTTCAACAGACCTTCTCTTTCACGTTCAAGCACGCCTAACATATATTCCTTGTCGTTTTTGTCTTTTGCTCCTTTCAGTACAATACGTAACTCTGCATACGGTTTTGTAATGTCTTCTTTGTAGGCAGTAGGTGGAGTTAGGATAAACTCACGGCTCTTGTCCAGCAAGCAATATTCTGTTAGTTCGGGGTTCTTGGAATTATACCTTACGTTATCCCAATCGTAACCAAAGAATCCATCATTCACCAAATAGAGCCTCTTTCGGGCTTGATAGACAATACGGCCATCTTTATAGCCATTGGCATAGACAATAGTATTGTCATGAGGCATGAAGAAGTATGTGCTCCACCAATAGGAAGTATTCAAACAGTTTGTCTTACGTTCCATGATTCCAAAGCTATCTGGCATATCACGACAATCACTCGTCCAAGTAATTGAATCGTAGTAGTTGTAATAGGCATTATCTGAAGAGTTGAAACCATATTCATCGGTAAGCTCAAATGTTACAAGGCAGAAGGTCTGAAACACAGGGTCTGTGTTGTCTTTGTCGTCTTCTGCATAGTATGCCTTAATCTTAAACTTGCAGTTGTCGGGAACAGAACGGTCAATATCCGTATCATACGTGTAACTTTTCTTCATCATTTCCAAATCGGTTTCGGTCATGCGTTTATATACAATCATGCCATATATAGACTTGTAACCATTGCTGCCATCACTCGTCGCTCCCAATTTTTGTATGGTGTACATTAAGGTCTTGCCATTCGACTCGTCAAGCTTAAGAATCTGCATGTATCTGCTGTCTGTTGTCTGCTTGTTGCTGCCAAACAGTATGAAGCCTTTGTCCATGTCATAAGTCCATGATACACGACTGAAACAAAAGGCTGGCAAGGCATCACTATAAAAATAACTAAAAGCTTGCTGTGATGTCTCAAACCAAAAGTGTGTAGGGCTGCCACCAAATCTGTCTTTCCAAAATTCCTCCTTGCTCAACTTTCCGTTTTCCTGTACCTCATAAGTGGCAATACTCTCCCAACCATAGCCCTTGACCTTACTCTGTATTTCTTCTGCTGCTATTGGCTTTCTCCCTTTTAGCACACAGCACCCCTCATCATTAACAGTATAGGTTTGGTTGAATAGATTCATATCCAACTTACATTGCTCAACACTCAATTCCTCAGACTTATCGCAACTGCCAAATACAACAGTGCAAGCTACGATGAGTGCTATTAACCAAAACTTCTTAGTCATAATAATCCAAATTTAAAGATTTTACATATAGACAGATTACGGATTTTCAGTGTTTCAAATTCTGCTGTCCAAGATAACTGAGTGCAAAAATACAAAAGTATCAACGTAATAGTGCATTTTTTTATTTTTTATAACACTCAAAACATACTTTTGTGCAAATAAAGGAAGAATAAACTACACCTGACAAATCTATTTACATATTTCTATGCACTGCCTACAGTTGGTACACTCACTTTCTGCAACCGTTGGGAGCAAAATTTCTTCGCCCTCATGGTGGAGCGAGGCGTTTTGGGGTTCCCAAAACATAACCTCGCTCCCTCCTCTAAGAACAAAAGACGAGATATTTGCCTTTCGGCTTTCCATGCCCAAGGTTGCAGACCTTAATTCTCTCAATTTACGCCAAACATCAAAGCTGCCACATTGAAAGAACAAGGTCACAGACACAAGCTACTTTGTACATGGAGTTTGCAAAGGAAAAGGTGATATTTTCAGTGTGAAACTTGCCAAGTGTTTCAGTTGTGTGTTGTTGATTTCCTTTGTGAACTATGCCGAGTGTGCTGTGTGTCCTCGGTATAGTCTGCATAAATCTAATGCCATGCTAAAACACTGCGGAGGTTCGCCCAAGTGGCTGGAGGCGCAAAGCCTCCAAGAAACGTTGCTGCAACCATTTCGGAGAATAGAGCGGTTGCCAATTAATCCACAAGCACATTTTACAGCGTACCAAGTGAGGGCATGTAAAACGTTGAATTGTTGAAGATAGGTGTTATCTTTATGAGAACCAACCACTTATACCCTCAACAAACTCTCAACAAATAGCTCTACACAACAAATTACTGGGCAAAAAAGAAAGAAAGGAATGGTGTTCATGGTTTTCTCTTTTCAACATTATCTTTCTTTTGTTGAGAGATTTGTTGAGAATATGTTGAGCCGTAAATGCCTGATGTTCAATACTTCTTTCATCATATTCAACAATTCAACAAAAATAAGGGGTGTTTTGTCCGTCATTTTTATGAACAGAACTCATCCCCCTACAAGTAAGAATGTCATGCTTATGCTTCAGTACTTATTCACGACAGTACGACAGCGCCAAGCCAACAAACAAGCAAGAGGACATTCAACTAAAGGCGGTTGTTCTTCTATTGAGTTGTAGGATAATGACACTACTTTTCTCTTTTGCCCCGTACAATCTCTTGAAGATGGTGGCACGAAACCGAGCTGCCCCGTATGAGTTTATACGGAAGCAAAGGGCAACAATCATCGGAAAGCCATACAACGTTTGCCAAATGCCATTGGAAGTTTTCTGTTTCTGTTGGACTTCCGACACCGTCAATAAACCATCCTTGTATATTGACCTTATCACAGCATGGAGTTTCATGGCGGTGACATGAAGCATATCAACCAATTCACCCTCACTCATCCACAAGTCTTGCAAGTTGGACGGAATGGATAACATTCCATTTCCGTCCACGGTGATTACAGTCCTTTTCATGCCATTCCCCCCATTGTCGGCATATGCCCCTTGATTCGACTTTCAAAAGCTGATATGTCATGCTCCAATTTAGTACTTGTCACCTTTGCGTAAATTTGTGTTGTGGCGATGTCCGTATGTCCCAGTATCTTGCTTACACTCTCTATCGGCATACCGTAGTTTAAAGCCAAAACTGCGAACGAATGCCGGGAGACATGAAATGAAATTCGCTTCTTGATGCCACACATTTTTGCCACTTTCTTTATACGCTTGTTTACCATGTCAAGTGAGCCAATATTAAACAAGTGCATATCTTTTCTCAATGGCTTGTAACGTTCAATTATCTGTATGGCTGCATCTATCAGTTTAATTTTGAATGGTACGCCTGTCTTTTGACGCTGAGAAACTATCCATGGAGACCCACTTATAATGGCAACATTGTCCTCTGTAAGATTCTTGATGTCAACGAAAGAGATACCTGTCCAACAACCAAACATAAACAAGTCTCTCGCAAAAGCAAAGTTGGGATTTTCCAACTCTATTCCTGCAAATATGTCCAATTCTTCCTCTGTCAAGAACTCACGCTCCTTGTGGTCTGGGTCAACGTGGTACATGGCAAACGGATTTCTCTGTATCTTGCCGTTGTAGTGTGCTGCCGTGACGATATGCTTCAATGGTATGGAGTATATCCAAATGGTAGATTGCGTGAGTCCAATGACATTCTTCAAATACAGACAAAAATCACGGATGAACTCCTCGGTAAGCTCATTCATGGACATATCGCTGCGCTTGTACTGAAATTTGATGAACTCGGCAACGTACTTTCTTACCGTCAGATACTTGCGGTAGGTTCGGACAGCTCGGTCTTTTCCCACGCGTTGGGCAAAGGCTGCGTTCTCCTTGTCAAAAGCTCTGAGTAATGTCTCATACTCCGTACCTATGCCTTGATATGCGTTTCTCACCATTTCAGCGGTAACGAACGCCTCACGGTCGGAAAGCCGTTGGTAATGCTTAGCGATTTGAGCCTTGATGTTATCAAGCGCAAAGTTCACCTCATTGGCTTCCTTGCTTCTGCCTTTGGCTCTGTTGCCCTTGGCATCCCATATCGCCTTGGTCACGCTCAGCTTGCAACTGAACTGTGCGATAGTTCCGTTGATTGTCACACGTCCCATGATAGGGACAATTCCGTTTCTCTCCTTGCTTCCGTTTACATAGAAGACTGTCTTGAATGTACTTCTCATAATTCCTTGCTTTTTGTTCTGTGCAAAATTAAATCATGAGAGTTGCATGGCAAATTCACAACCTGTGCAGAATTGAGAAGTAAAAACCGAAGCCGTTAAAAATGCTTATTAGAGCGTTTCTTTGAGGTAATGACTTGAAAGCGTTTCTACTTCTCAAATCCGCCATTTTCGCATTTCCTCACGAATGCCACAAAAAGCCAACGACTGCCACAACCACTTGAAACTCAAAACAAAAGCTCAAATCTGCTATTTTTTGCTTTTTTAGTCATTCTTTTTTCTAAAAACAGCATCTTTTCTCGATATTTTTATTGATAAATATTTTGATTAATTTCTGTTTCTACTGAGATAAAGCAAGACTATAGAAGTGCCCTTATGGGGTGATCGTGCTAAAGCCCTGCAAAAACAAGCGTAGTAGCTTGCTTGTTTGAGAATTTATTATTATGTTTGTCCTAACAAGGGTTATTTGATGAGATAGTTACGCAAAGTAGCGAATTTAGCACATTCTCCAAATCGTTACTAAGACCCCTGAAAAATCTTCTTAAAAGTCTGTTTGTCAGATTGATATGTCTATCAACTGATTTATTAAAATAAGCAACAGCCCCACGCCTATCCCGTATAAAGGATATGACGCGGCAAGTCGTCGGCTTACTCCCTCTTCTATCGAATTTCCTACGTTCGTTACAAAGGAATAAACTTACACTTTCCGTGTTTGTTCGTATGTCCCACAAATGTAGGAAACAAAAACGGATTATGCAATTATCGGCATCTTGGGGGCTGTTGCAGTTACAAAATTAGGGCGGAACCATCCGCAAAGTTTTATTCTTCGGTTATTAGTAGTAATCCAACTTCATGTAATATCAATAATCTTTTGTGGTGTCGGCGTTCTGAACGCAGATCGGGGCGGTTTGTTTTATGTGGAATCCTATTAAATGGTAAGTAAAAAATTCGGTTTTCCTTCTGAAAAGGGGGAGGGGTGAAAAATAGGGATTGTCCGCTCGGTCGGGGTATCTCGGTTTGTTTGTCTGCGAGTGACAACCTTTTCAGAAAATGATATTTTATAGACCCTTTC